GGAAACCCTTACCGGGGCCTTTTCTTTATTCGTTTCCATATTCTTTGTATTCAACTTCTTTGTTATACTGCACCACGGCTGCTTCACCGGGCATCTGGCCTACCTGCATGAGGCCCTTGCTAATCACCGCACCATCTGCGGCCAATGTGTATTCCCATTCCCCTTCATGCAGTTCGGCAGGGCGTTCCACGCAGGCTTTCACATAGTCCCCGGAAACCTCCCAACCCTGCATGGTGAACACAAGGCTTTCACCCAGATCATGGGTGCTTCTCACGGCCAAAACAAGTCCGGCATCTTCCGGCAGGATGTGGCCGTTGTGGGGGATGTATAGGACCAATACAAGGTCCTCCGTAGCAATGTTAATCATACTTTCTTCTGCTCTTTATTAGAAATATAAAACAAGGCAGAATCGTAAAATAAAAAGTCGCATCCCCCAGGGAAGTGAGGGATGCGGACCAACAAAATATGAAAAGTACCAGGTCTTGGTTTTAGGCCGTGATTGCATCAATGTCCACGCCACCCGTCCCGGTGAGGATTTCCATAGGCAGAGCCACGGAGTTATCCTGGAGGGTTGCGGAATAGCCGTTGCGGTCTGCACGGGCGGTCCCGGTGAGGCCGTCACCTGCGCTAATGGCAAGTGGTTCATCATAACCCAGGAACCAATAAAGGCCGTTGGCATCCTTTACGATGGCAACAAGTTCACCCTGCGCCATTGCCATGATTTCAACACGCTTGGCGGTTTCCATGCGGTTGAACACCATAAGGAGGTCCGTCTGCCAATACTTGGTGCCGTTCTGGGCGTTCACCTGAAGGTTGCTGCTCATGGAAGCGGTTTCCGGGGTGAATTGGTACTTGTGGAATTTGGCGGTGGAGTTCATGGTGATTGCAGTAACCTTGTCACTTGCAGTCGTAATGGCACTAATATCCGCCTTGTTAGCAAGCAGCACTTCCACTATGCCACCCATGTTGCCAGCACAATCTCTGGCAATGCCGTTAAGAGTTTGAGAGCAAGACATATTTCTTTGCGTTTTAATCGTTAAAAGAAAAGGGTGGGCGGTTGGCCCACCCCGTTTGCTTTAGTCCTTTGGCGGATGGATTAGGAAGCGGCAATGGTAGCCATCACAACCTGATTGGGGAAGTGATAAGCAACACCCGTGTTCCAATTCACCTTCACCTTCCAGAGGTCATCATCATCGGAGAACCACACCTTGATGTCCTCATTGTCATTCTCCATGTCGCAGCCGTACACAAGGTTGTCTGCGAAGGTGCCGATAAGGGTAGGCAGGGTGGTTCCGGCAAGGCCGGGGGTCTTGACTACCTTAACATCGGTGCCGGGGAAGATGATTTCCTCCGGGGCGGCATCCTGCGGTCCGCTGTAATGGAAAAGGTTTTTGGCAACCAGATCCATAACAAAGTCACGATAGACGGACGGGGAAACGAAGATAACGCCACCACGGGAAAGGGTTTCCTCCGGCATAGCCATATAGACGGCCTTGATGGCGTTCCAAGCGGAAGTGCCGTGGGCCAGGGCGGAGCCACCTACCATGTAGGCGGCAAGGGCGGAATTTTCATCCTTAAACTGCTCCAGGAAGCCGTCAATCCACTTGATGTCGGCATCGGAAGTCTGGGATTTGTCACCCTGCCAGATCAACTTTTCAATCTTCTTGTTGATTTCGGCAATGATGCCGTCAACAATGTACTGCTCAAAGGGCAGGTCATTTTCGGTGGCGTTGATGCGCACAAGGTATTCTGCATACTTACCCACAAGGTGCTTGGGGCAGATGTCCATGTTAACCTTGATGTCTGCACACTCAATGGGGCGTTCCGTGAGGGTGGCGGTGCCTGCGGCAGAGAAGCCACACTCTGCACCACTCTGGAGAGTAGGGGCCAGCTCCAGGTAGTGGAGGTGTTCCTTGTACTTCACACCCGTCTGGATACCAATGCGCTTACGGGTAGCAGTACCCACAAGGCCAAAGTTCTTAAGCAGAAGGTCTTTGTTCTGCTCAATGTAGGCGGTCAGTCCGCTTACAACGAAGTTAGAAGAAGGCATATTATTACAAATTTTTAGGGTTTATTCTATTGAAAAATATAAATGTCCTGCCATGTGTAAAATTTTTACTTGGCACGGGCAATACGGGCAAGCCTATCAAGGCCCTTGTTCCCGGTGGAAACCTTCTGCTCCGGGCCGCCCGTGAATTCCTCATGCGCAGGGGTGGCGGCAGGGGCGTTCCTCAACTGCTCTATCTGGGCGTTAAGGTCGGCAACCTGCGCTGCAAGTTCCTCCTTCTCACGGGTGACTGCATTGAAGTTTTCCTCTGCGGCTTCCTTTTCCTCCGGGGTAACGAAGGCAGGAACCACCTTCACGCCATTTTCCAGAACGGGGGTGCCATCCTCATTCCATTCCTTGATGTTGAAGCGGTAATAAATGGGGCCTTCCTCATTGTAGATTTCGGCAATTGCGAATTCATCACCTGCTTCCACAAGCCACGGCCAAGAGAAGCCAAGTTCCTCAATGGCCTTCACAAGGGCGGCCATCTTGTCATTGTAGGTTTCCTGGAAAGCCTCTGCAACCTTCTGCATGAGGGTATTTACCTCTGGCTCCGTGGTGGCGGCAGGGGCAGGTTCGGCAGGCTTGATTTCACTTACCTTACCATCCACAACCACAATCACGCTTTCATCCGGGGCAATGTATTCGCCATCCGGGGCAGGGGTGGTTTCACCACCTTCGCCTACGATATTGACGGGGGTGCCAACGGCCAGATCACCTTCATAGACAAGGGTGCCTTTGTCGGTGTCAATGTGGTTTTCCTCTGCGGCTGCGGCAGGTTCGGCAGGAGCCACCTGCGCATCTGCATCCTTGATTTCGGCCACCTTTCCGCCAACCACTACAATCACCTTTCCGTCCCCGGTGGTGTAGTCACCATCTTCGGCAGGTGTGCGGTTGCCTTCGGCATCCTCAATGAATACTGCATCCCCGGCTTTGAGGTCCGCATCACCATCCCAGGCAAGCACACCCTTATCCGTGGTTACATTTCCCATCTCCACCAATGCACGGGCAAGACGGGCCAATAGTCCTTTTACTTTGCTCATTTTTTCATTATTTTTGGGTTTGAATATCCGCTTGAAGATGCCGTCAAGGGCATCCACAATCTCCTGCACCGCATCCGCATCCTGCTCCGGCACAAGGTCAAAGACACCTTCCAGGGAGAAGCCTTTGTAGGACCCGGCTTGGATGGCATCCCACACTTCATCATTAACCACATGAAATTCCGCAAAGAGGGTCCCGTCTGCGCAGTCCTCAAACCCGGCAGGCGCAATGCCCTTCTCCGTATCCTTGATGAAATACTGCACCATATCCACGCCTTCCACATCGGAATTCTCTTGGTGCATAATGTTCACATCATTTTGCCGTCCTTCCACAAGGTACTTCTCCGCCATCTGCCGGATGGTGTCAGCTTTGTAAATGATGTAGTATTCGCCAAAGGATTCATCCCTGCGGTAAATGGGGAAGTCCGCCCTCATTACTACGCCAAGCACAAGGCGTTTGGCTTCATCCTCCACCGCATACATCATAGGCTTACGGGCCTTATCAAAGGCCACAAAGTCCTTTTCTACGGCAGGAGCATCCACCAACGATATTTTGAACATTCCCGTTTCCGCATCATTCACAAGTGCCTGGAATACGGGGATTCCGTCAATTGTTACAACCATAGTAGTCCCTTTTATGAAGAAATATAAAAACGCCTTCCCTTGTAAAATTAGAAGGTTGTTTCCGCCACACGGGTACGGGTCTGCTCCCGGTCTGCCTCCAGATCCGAAGAAAGGATATACACCCGGTGTTCATCTGCCATGCGGTTCAATCTATCTTCCTCACTTGCGGATGTGATGGTACGGGTTTCCTGCACCTGCGGCTCCACGGAAGGGGCGGATACTGCGGCAGGAATGGTGGCCGTTGCGCTGCCCCCGGAGGAATTGGCGGATACATCCGTGGCCTTTATCTTGGCAATGTTGGTAATACCTGCGGCCACAACTGCGGCTGCATTGATGGCACCAATGATAGGTCCCATAGGGACACCCAGGGACTGCGCACCTGCGTAAGCGGTGACGGCACCCTGCAACATATCAATAGTGGCGGATGCAATGCGGAGGTTCTTGGCCTTCTTGGCTTCTTCCTCCGTCATTTCGGTATTGCTTTCATACATATCCGCAATGCTCCCCAAGATGCCGGAAACGGCACCTGCGGCAGATGTCATTGTGCTTACCCACGCATTCCTCTGCTTCTTCTTGGCATCATAGAAGGCTTTTTCTGCGGCAAGTTCCCTTGCACGGAAGGCTTCATTGCTTTCCCCTTCAAGTTGATGCAGGGTTTCCAACTCATGCTCCTTCAAAGCAACCTCATTGGCAAGGGCCTGCATGGAACCTTCTTCAAGGGTGAAAAGCCTATTTTCCCAAGCAAGCTGGGTCTGCTCCTGCTCCCAATTGTAGTATTCCAGACGGGCCTCCTTAAGGGCATTGAAGGCGGCAATGGTACGGGCCTCATATTCCGCCTCACTTTCCCCGTCCATCTGCGCCAGGGTGTCATACTGCATTTGGCGCAAGCGGATGGTTTCCTGCATCTGCTCTGCGGTCCCCTTCGTAAGGGCGGCCACCTTGTTCTCCTGCGCCTTGATAGCCTGCGCAACTTGCGCCTGCTCAAAGTCCCGGTCCATCTTCGCCAGATCATTGTGGTATATCTGCTCCAAGAGAAGGAGTTGCCTATCAAGTTCTTCCTTGTTCTTAATCTTGGCCTTTGCAGCAACCACCGCAATCTCATATTCCTTCTCACGCAGTTCCTTCTGCTTATTCAGGCGTTCCGTTGTGCCGTTGGCAAGCAGGGAAAGTTCCTGCGCAAGGTAATCCTTCTCCGCCTCCATCTTGGCTTTGGCGGCTTCGGTCTGCTCACGCAGAGCCTCCTTTGCCTCACGGGCGGCTTCCTTCCGGGCGGCAGTAATCTCCTTTATGTTGGCCCTCACTTGATTCTGGTAGTTGGTATCCGCCTGCACCATACGGGCATAAGCCTCCGCCTCTGCCTTAAGGTCCTCCGCATTGGATTTGGTCTGCTTGTTCTTCTTTACAATGAGGTCATATTCCGCTTTAGCCGCATCCTTTGCCCTCTTTGCCACTTCCTCCTGCTTCTTGGATGCTTCTTCAAGGAAGCCAATGCGTTCCTTTGTGGAATACCTTTCCTTATCTGCGGCCTTCGCACGGAGTTCCGCAATATCCCGTTCCGCCTCTGCGTTCCGCATGGTAGCGTCCCTCTGCATCTTGGCAATGCGGATTTCCTCCTGCGCAATCTCCTGCCGGGCCTTCATCTTGTCATTCACAAGGTTCAACTTGTCAAGCAGGTTTACAAACTGCTTTGCCAACCAGCCAATGCCTTCCGCAAGGCCCTGCACAATAACCTTGATGGTGTCACCAATGCCGGAGAACACACCCATTGCTGCGGTCACGGATTCCAAGCCTTCTTCCGAAGATTTGAGGCCCTTAATGAGTTCATCAAGGAGCCTGGCAAGCAGGCCAAGAATGGCAACCGCAGGCGTTGCGCTTATGGCCTTGAAGCCGTTGGTAACAACCCCCAGACCCTTACCCACACCGGGCGCAAAGGTGCCAATGGCTTTGAGGGAATCCCCCAAATGGTCCACCACATTCTGGTACATACCCACATTACGGGAATACACACCAACGCTTGCATCCATCTGCTTCAAACGGGTGTTAACCGCATTGATTTTGCCGCCCAGATCTGCACGGGTGGTTTCATCCGTTGTGCTGCGCCATTGCTCCTTCAACTTGGCAAGGGTGCGCACCAATTCATTGTAGGAAAGGCTTTCTTCATTGGTTATCTTGATAGTCTTTTCCTGCAAGTTATCCATCACCTGGAATTCTGCGGCAGTACCCTTTGCGGCATCACGCACTTCCTGCATGGAGGCTGCGGTGCCGTGCATTGCGTTCCGTAGTGCGGCTTGGTTTTCCTCCAACATCCTCACCGCCTTGCGGTAGGATGCGGTGCCAATCTCCAAACCCTTAAAGGAGGTCTTTATGGTTTCCGTCCCGTCCTTTGTGGTTTCGGTCCAACCATTGATAATCCTTTTGAGTTCGGAAATGTTGTTTTTAAGGTCAGTTACACTCTTGGCCGCCTCCAGGGTGTTAACTCTCAATACTTCAACTGCGCTTGCCTTTGCCATATTATGTCAAATCTTGTCCGTTAGTGTAATTATCCATATCCTGCACTTGCACAAATTCACATTCCGCATGGTCCCATGTAGTCATGGAGTAGTTGCTAATCTTATTCAACGCCCAGATACATCCCTCATAGTAGAAGAACCTGCGGAGAAGATCTGGCCCAACTTCAAGGCCGGAAAGGTCCACCTTGCACTTCATTACCTTTGTATTGGCATCCAATTGGTCCGCAAGATATTGCTTCCAATAGCGCAGATACATACTGCCCTTATTCTCATTGAAGGTAATGTAGGGTATATCCAATTCTCTTGGCATACCGAAGTCCAAAGAGAAATCAACACGCCATGTTTCAAAATAGTCCGCATACCTGGAGAATGCAGGAACATCAATGCCCTGCGAGGTTCCCGGTGTCATATCCCAACACGGCACATTATCATTAATTGCCATCATAAGGGCGGTATCATCGGAAACCTTGAAGTATTCATAGGCTTCGGTGGCGGAATGTATCACAAGAATATCAACGCCATCTACGGATTTATTATCCTTATCACGCAATTCCAGCTTCGGCATGAATTCCTTATCGTAACCATTGTGGCCGTGTTCATTGTAATACGAATAGGTTGTAGTGTTGGGAAGGGTTTGGATGTCAAAGTTCTTACCTGCTCCGTCCGTGCTGCCCCATAGGGTATATGTGTTTCCTTTGTCAAGGAAAACGGAGGGACGGATGGCACCACCAACCATTGCCATATTCCAATATCTCCCGTGGTCCAGAATTGTAACCGCCTGACGGAAGGTGCTATTTTCAAGCAGGGAAACCGCCTTTGCATCAAAGTCATACCCGGTGTTAACCCTTTGCACACCGAAGTCCACGCCATAGATGGATTTGTATTCCTGCGCAAAGGCCCCTTCCGCCATAGGGTTATTCAATTCATACCATTTAGAGGCCATTGCCAATGGCTTAATGGTAATATCCTGCCCTCTATCTATCCGCTTTGTCAGATCTATCACGGCAGCACCCGTTCCGTACCAATCGTTACGGGGAAGGATGGTTATTTTCTTTCTATCCTTTTCGCAGAGGAAAAGCCACCCAAACTGCTTGCAATACGCAATAAGATATTCCGCAGGAGTGTACTGCGAAGAAAGCAGGTTCTGCTTGGTGATGTATGCCCCGGAACGGAGTTGCGAAGTGCTTGTGTATGTCAATGTGTACCATTCTCTGGGACGGCCATGTGCGGCCCCGTCTGCCGTAAGTGTACTTGCGGTAGTCAAGGAGGATGTGGTAAAGAAAACCGCAAGGATGTCACCAGAACCCGTGATGGAATTTATAACGGGGTCCTGCCATCTGCCCTGCCTTACGCTCTGCGTATATTCCACCACATAGGATGCAACGGCAAGGCGGTAGCGGTTTACGCCATACGCTTCAATCTCATATTCAACTATATCCAAGCTGGCCCAATCACCATACGGGGAATGTTGACTATTGGATATTGATATGCCGTCATTACTTATTTCATTGAAAGCCGCCTCATATCCTCCTGCCGCATATTTCGGAACAAACCCAACCAACCCTGCAACGGCCTCCGGGGTATTGTACCCAGAGCATACACCATCATAGGCGGTAAAACAATGAATGGTGGAACCGCCTATCAATGTAGTTCCATTGTAAGCAAGGAGTTGCGTAAAGATTACCACCTTCTTGTCATGGCGGTAAGAAACAGGACCACCACCAGGCGCACGCTCACTATAATAAGCGGCAGGATAGATGGTTTCCCCGGAATGGCCGGAATAACCAAAACGGAATCTGGTGGAAAGTTTTATCTTGGCGTTGATTTTAGTAGAAGCGGATACCTCTTGATTGATGGTTGCGCCACCACTTAACACATCCCCGGAATAGGTGGCGGTTTCACCGAATGAAAGTGAATAACTGCCGCTTTCCTCCTTTGCGCTTCCCAAAGAGGGAATCATTGGAAGGGTTTTGTATATTTCGTAGAACCAACCACCGGGAAGGTGCGACAAATCCACCTCATAGCCTCCGTTGTTATCCGGGTTAGCAATGGCCTGCATGAAGGCCCACATATTCAACACGGGCCTCTGCAAGTAACTGCGCAGGTCCTTCATGGCCCATTCATCCTTTGCGCTTGCAAGGTTAACAAGCACCTTTCCACCATTGGCGTTGTAAGTCTTACCCCCGTCCGTCTTTGTGGCATCAAGGCCCAGATCCGTTGCGGCCCCAACACCCTTATCTGCGGAGAAATCCCCGTCAGGCGTTCCGTTGTAGGCAGGAGCAAAGTTGATAACATCCCACTTCTGCGCTATGGAGCCGGGAGTGTGGCTGGAAAGACGGGACCATGCGGCCAACACAACATCTTTGTTAATCACAAAGTCAAGTTCTTCCGAATCACCTTCACCCAAATAGTCAAGGTCTGCAAGGGTCCTCTTATTCCCGTACACATCATAGGAAAGGGAATAGAAGAAACCACCAAGACCGCCAAACAAAGAAACTTTATACCCGGTAACTATGTTGCCCTTACGGGTGACGGAATCCAAACGGATGTACCCCGTAAGCACCTTTTCCTGCATTTCATTGAACACCTCAAACGGGGTCTTTTGGCCTGCATTGAATCCGCTTGCGTTCCTCCTATCCACACGGAAGATATGGCCGAATATGGAAGCGTTTGTGGGCGTTCCGGGCAGGGTAATCTGCTTGGAATACGAATTCTTTACCGCACTTGGTTTCTCCAAATCGGTAAGGGCATAATTCATTAGGATAAGGCCGTTGGTATCAAGGTCGGCCCTTACCCCATCAATGTAGAGTTCTATGGTTCTTTTCATTACCTGCGCAGTCTATCTTGTGCCAATTCCGCTTCAATGGTGTATTCAATAAGTTTATGGCCCTGGTTGGCCCATGTCTTATATTCGGATGTTGCATTGGTGAGGACTATGGGGCGGATGGCACCTTCCTGCATATCCTCCAGATACACGCAGCAAGAATTCAAAAGGTGGAACATCCTTGCGGCCTGCGCCTCCGTCATTATGCCGGGGTGCAATTCGTACTTTGCCCCAATCTCATTAACATAGTTCTCCGTGCCGCCATAGAAGGCAGAGCCATTGTTGTACGGCACCTTACGGGTGTATCTTTTAAGGGTATCCGTCTGCTTGCCGTTTCCCCTGATAAGCAGGGAATCCCAACCTCCATAGGCATTGATGTAATGCAGCACATAGCGGCAGCACCCCCTCCAAATCTTCCATGAGCGCAATGGCGTGAACACGCTATCCGCAAGGGTTCCAATCTCTACCTTGTAGATGTCGGTATAGTCCCTCAAATCTATGGCAAACACACGGGCATCCGTCCTGCCATAGTTGTTGAGCGTTACATCTTCCCACCATCCGCTTATGAAGAAGTCATTGCCGAAGTCACCATGTTCCGGGGAAAGCCACGGGGCAAAGTCACCCCGTTCTCCCATGAAGGTAACACGCATATTTGGCGTGGCAGGCGTTCCGGCATCGGAATAGAGTAGTTGCTGCCCGTTACATATCCACCCGTCAATGGGGAAGGAAAGGCCGTCCCTGCTACGCAGGTAATTATCATTGTAGGACCAATCCGGGGCAAATATCAAGTTGGCCTTTGTGGTTTCACCAACCTTCACTACGGCAGCAATATCAAGAATTGCGGCAGGGTCCGGGTCATACCAATTGGGGACTGCCCTTGTGAAGTAGTCCGCAATAATGTCATTTACCTTGATGTAAACGGGGTCACTTTGTCCCGTTTTGCTATATGCCCTTCCTGCATACACCTGCGCACCATCTACGCTAATGGTGTAGTCAAAGTATTCACCCGTACCAAGAAGCACATTGTAATCTTTCCAAATAGGATACGCCATAATGCAATAGTCTTTGTAATGAAATATAAAAAAAGGCCTGCCCGTAAATGAGCAGGTCCTTCCCCTACCAGCGCAGCCTATGGCCGGGCCTTCGGTTATAACCGGGGGAACCATCCACCCCGGAGTTCTTCTATATCACCTCAACATCCTTCAACAACTTTCCAATGTAAATGGTGGCATCCTCACCAATGGCTTCATTAAGCCTATCCCACCACTTGTCAAGGATGGAATCCCTTGCGGTTTCCAGATCATGCGTTCCCGTTGTGCCTCCATTGGGATTCTTGCAATTGGCCTGGTTGGGTGATTTGCCTGCCATAGCACGGGAAATGAGGAAGGCCAACTGCTTTGGCGTTGGTATCCTGCCCCTGCTATCTGGCCGGGGTACAATCTTCTTCACCTTTATCCATTTGAGGATAACATCATGCGGAGGCCAATGCGGCTTGGTGTCATATTCCACATACTGCCAATAATCCGCCATGCTCATATACACCAAATAGGTGGTTCCCTGCACCTCTACATAGTGTTGGATGGATTGGTAAAGCTGGTTGGATGCAATATGCTCATGGGTGAGAAGGTTGGCTTTGTAAGCCTTCGCAATCTCCAATCCCATTTCGGAAAGCACCCGTTCCGTGTTGGTTAGTTCAAACAATTCGGCCATTTAGTGTGTCCTTTTCCATTTATCCATTTCTGCCTTCTGCCATTCGTACCTATCACGCAGGTAGGCCATAGTGTTAAGGAATTCCAGGGCAGGTTTTTCAAGGATGCAGTCCCATGATACGCCTTGCGCCTGCGCCACCTGCGCAATGTTCTCTATCCAACCCCACCTATCCGCAAAAGAGCCTGCGCCTGCTCTATCCGGGCCTGCAACTCCTTCTTCTTCCTTTGGTCCTTCATCCTCCGCACTTCTTGCATGGAGAAGTTTAGGGAAGCCTTGATTAAGTTGGCGTATTGCTTCAAAAAAAAAGCAATCAAGGCCATGCCGTCAGGCATCATCAAGTTATCCGCAACGGCCTGCCTTACATCCGCCACATCATAGCCTTCCCCGTACCTGCACCCCTTCGGCACAAGCAGCACGGAAAGGAGGCCGCAGTAATCCACGCCTGCCTTTGTGAAACTCTGGAAGTCTATGTATTGGCCTGCGGTCAGCTTCGTATAGTCCTTGCAGGGAAGGAGGGTGAAGTTACCCACCTTGTATTCCTTCTTCACGGCAGGCACCTCACCCAGAGGGTTACGCAGGAATTCCGTACAAGCGGCATGGGTGGTGTATTCCGGCAGGGGCAGGCGGAGCAGTTCTTCCTCCGTCTTGTCACAAAGGACGGAAATAACCGCCACCTGCTTCTCCAATTCATCCGTGGATGTGTCATTAACAATCTTGTCTATCTCTTGGTACTTGCCAATAGGTAGTTCCTTGTAGTCCAAAATAAACATTATCTGCCTCCTATGCTTATGTTATACTTTCCTCTGCCTGCCATTGAAATAACCCCGGAATAGGTGGCATAGCGCAAGGCATCTATGCCGTGGTTAAAGAATTCAATGGGTTCGTTGGTGTAGGTCCCATCCGGCCTCTGCTTGAATAGGTACTTGCGGCCTTCCGTGATAAGGTCTGCGCTCCGCTTGGTAACATATATGGTCCACGCCTGCAATGCTTGGATTTGCTCCCGTACCTGGGTGCGTTTGTCGCAGGCTTTCACATTAAGGCCATAGCCTGCCACCTCCGCAATGGATTTGGGTTCCGCACAATCCGCCCAGACTACGGGACCATTGCCGGGGCGTTGTATGCCAAAGCCTTTCAAGGCATCCGCAATGTCCGGGTTCTTCATGCCCGTCTGCCATAGCAGTTGGTCCACATAGATTTCCCTGCGGCCCGTATGGGATAGGCACTTGACAAGCGTTGTGGGGTCATTGGTGAAACCGAAGTCCATGCCGTAGGTTTCAATGAATCCTGCCGGATCTGGCATTTGGTCCACCAACTTGAATTCAAAGATTTGGCCCTCTATCTGCCCTATGAGGCCTAAGCCGTACACACGCCACCAATTGCCGCTATCTTTGTTGGCCTCTATCTCCCTGCGCACTTCATCCGGGAGGAATTGGTTATCCTTGTAGGTGGTATGCACAAGTGCGTACCTGTCCCTACGGGGGATTTCATCCGTTCCCCAGAAAGGTGCGCTGGGGTTGTAGTCATAGATAACAATGCCTGCGGTACGGACCATGAGTTGCCTTGCAGCCTCCCATTCTACCCGGTTGGCCTCATTGATAATGAGCCTATCACGGGCAGGGCCTTGCAGTTTGCCCGGCACATCCGCACCAAAGAATTCCACAATGGAGCCGGAAGGAAAGGTATAGATGAAATCACTTTTGTTCCACCTATTATCATCCCATTGGCCGTCCGCATACATGGCCGCCTTGAAGTCACGGATTGCACCCCTTTTGAGGTGCGGCAGGTTCTCACTCACTACGGAGGTGATGGTGGGCCTTTTGTCTTGGGATGCAAGCAGGGCAATGAGTTGCATTTCTGCGAAGGTCTTGCCAGATCTTGCGCCACCCCGGTTATCTATGTAACGGGGTTTGTCCGCAAGAGCCTCTGCAATCTTCTCAAAAGTGCGTGTTACCTGCATTATTCTTCATCCTGGGGTTTACGGGGTTCGGCACCCGTAGCAATTGCACCCTTCAATCCCTCCATTGCCTTCGGTGATGCAAGGGTGAGGTTAATGGGCGTTGTGGCCTCCACCTGCTTCTTGTCCGCAAGTCCAAGCAGACGGGAAATAATGTTGGCGTTGAAGATATGGTTGGCGGCCATTTCCTTCTGGTATTCTTCGCAAAACTCCCGTATAAGGCTCTTGACTCTAACAAATTCTTCCTTTCTCTTGCGTTCTTCCAGCTTGGTCCACCATGCGGAGGATTCCCCAATGTAGCAGAGGAAGCCGCCAACGGAAATCATCCGTGGCTTTTCTTCGGTGGTGGTGTTGCCATAGGCTATGCCTTCAACGGAACGGGCATCCAACCTCACTTTGGTAAGTATGGGGTTCTCCTGGCACCATTGCACATATTCCTTGAATTTCTCCAGGAGTTCTTCCGGGGTACACTTCAAGGGACGGCCCAAGTTGAACCGCACGGGGTATGTAAGTTCTGGCGTATTCATCACAAGTATCTGCTTACTCTATCCATTTCAAGCGCAATCTCACGGAGCCTATCCGCATCACCGGGTTCCGGCAGGTAGATGCCGTTCTCTGCGGCCCACCTCTTGAATCGGTCAATGGCAATGCTCATTTCCTCCGTGGTGAGGTCCCGGCTGCTCCGCAGGGTGCGCACCTTGCCAATGAATTTGTCCTGCACTTCTTTGAGGAAGATGGCAGGATTGACAAGAGCCTTGAAGTATTCCTGCTTCACATAGTCAAGGGCATTACCCGTTTCAATGGCAACCGCACCCAATAGAAGATGCAGGTAGGAGTTTTGCCTTGTGGTGCGCATTTCCTTGCGTTCATACGATACCAAGCGGCCACTCTTGATGTCTGCCTCCAGCTTCGTATGGATGCGGTCCACATCCACGGGTTTTGAAAGGTCATAGAGCATTGCCCGTCTTTGCCACTATTTCTCCGCTTATGCGGCCTTTTTGCTCTTGGCGGTAGTCTTACCTGCCTTCTTGGGTTTCGGTGCTTTTGGGGCGGTTTCTGCGCTTTCCTTGAAGTAAAGCGTACCCAGATCTGCCACAAGATTGAGGATGCAGGTGCCGCAACCCTGGCGGAACACACGCTCACTTCCCGTCAGGGATTTCCAGACGGAGAGCATGGTGTCAATGCCTACCTGCGGAATGAAGGAAACCCAACGGGCCTCTACCGCAGTTTTCATCTGCTTCTCATAAGGGGCAAGCAGTCCCCGTTCTTCTGCGTTCAATTCATTTCTCATAATGATTGTATTAAGTGTTTGTATATCATCATTAGTGGCGGATTGCTTCCGGGCGTTGCAAGCGCATCCTTCACAACACGCACATAGTAGTTCACGGAGCATGGCCGGATATGCAGGTAACGGGCAACATCTGATTGCGTTAACGGGGTGCGCTCCAATGCAAGATATGCGAATACCATGCGGAGGAATGGCCCCGGCTGCACACGGCACTTATCCATTATGTCAATCTGGTATTGGTCCTTGATGCCGTTACGCAATTCATCCAATACCTCCCACGGGTGGTCCTCTCTCTTTTCTTCAAGGGACTGCAAGAGCAATCCTGCAAGGGCGGCCCGGTCCTCCCTGCGGAGAGCCTGGCACCTTCTGCGCAAATGGTCCGTTATTCTTGGCTGCATAGGTCCAACAATTTTCCTATTATCTTATCCAGGCCCTCACGGATAAATATAAAAAACTTCGCAAGTGTAAATGATAAGTGAGAGAGCAGGGCGCACCATGCTATCACGGGAAGGGTTAGATGCCCGGTGGCAATGGCGTATATGATGCAGGCCCACCATGTGGCGCATAGGCCGCAGGTGAACGGGCGCAAGGATTTCACCGGGCCGTAGTTGAAACGGGCGGTGAATTTGGTGGCCCATTCCAAGAGGGTTTCACGGAAACCGCTACAATCCACTATCCATGTGACTATGCAGGCCACAATAAGGAGTTCAATGTATATGTTCATATTCTTGCAGGATTTTCTTGCGTATGTTCTGCACTATGGTACGGCAGGTGCTATGGGATATTCCAAGCCTTTTCCCCAACTTGCGGTAACTCTGGCAGTCTGCGTAAAGGAGGATGATGGTGCGTTCTACCTGCGTGAGGCGGTTTTGGATTATCCACTTCACGGCTGCAACCCGTTCATTCTCCATGCTGAAAATGGACGGGTCAAAGGTGTAGTCCTCACGGATTTCCTTGTAGTCACGGATGATGCTTTCTTCCTCCATGTTTATCTGGGTATGCTTTCCCCTTCATCCGGCAGGTCCATGCCGTCAATGGGTAGGCAGATTTCAAGGTGTTTGCGGTATTTGTAATAGAACGGAGAAGTGTTGCTCCGCAGTTGGTTCATTATGATTCTCACAAGGAAGAAGTCCATGTCCCCGTGTTCCCATAGGTCCACAATCTGCTCCGGGCGGTAGGAGAGGATGATGCAGTACACCTCTTGGCAGAGGTCCTTAAGGTCTGCGCCAAGCTGGTCCGCATGAGCAATGGCCTTCACCAACTGCTCCACACGGCCCCTACGGGCAATGGCCTCTATGATGCTACGGGCGTTTCCTTCCATTACTTCCTTTGAAATACAAGCAGGGCGGCATCCCTGGAATGTTCACTTGTGCGGCCCTGCCACCCGGTGATTCTGGCCCAATAGTCAGGGTCCCATTTGGTCTGGCCTGCGGCAGGCTTGACTGCGGAGAACGGGATGTGCATGGCATTAAGGAATTCCTCCCAGATCTTGGCATCCCGTTTGGCGGCACCTGCCCCCATGAGTTTGCCCCGGTATTCGGATTGGTTGCGCTCCTGGGGGAACCACTTGCGCTGCCTTGCATCCTCAAAGATTACATACAAGCTGACGGGGACGGGAGCAAGCAGGCAGGCGTATTGCCAACGCTTCACTTCCTCCATTGCCCTCCATAGCGGCATGGTGGCAACCGCCAAGAATTCCCTGGCGGTGCCGTCCCATACTGCAACCCCGGTGTTATCTCCGGGGTCCAAGCCAATCCAAATAGCCATCTATACCCGGTTATGGTGGCCCTGCTGCGCAAGGCGTTGCTTATAACCTTCCACGGCAGGAGCAAGGGAAGGGTGCTTGGCATCATATTCCTTTGAATCTGCGCCAAAGAATCCCTGCACCCTGCGCATGAATACGGAGGTGGAGGCCCATGCCTTCTGGTAGCAACCCCAGAAGTTGATTCTACGGGCCTTCTTTGCCTGGGTGTACTTCTGCTTCATGGTTAGTCCTCCTTCTTTTCTTCGGCAGGCTTGACGGGTTCCCATTGCTTGCCATAGAGTTCTTCCATGAGCAGGTCTGCGGCTGCAATGGCGGCTTTCACGGCAGGCTTGTAGTCTGGGTTGCCGTCTTTGTCAATACGGGTGCCAGATCCCCCGTGAAGGGCGTTGTAGAGGATGCCCTGCACAAGTGATTCACGATGCTGGAGGAAGGAGCGCAGAGCCATTGCCTGCTTTTCTTCTTCGGTAGGTCCCTGCGGTGCTGCACCAATGGGACGGAGAATGTTGGGTTTTTGTACTTTACTCATAATACTTTTTGATTAAAGGGTTATAGTTTGTTAAATGCTTCCTTCTTGGCCTGCCGTTCCTTTTCAAGTTCCCCATTGATGGTATCCACAATGATTTTTCGCAACGGGGAATCCTTTGGGATTCCGGCAAGCAGGTGTTCACTTCCGTTGCTATCTCTTGCCTTAATGCAAATGCACGGGGCGGTCAGTATTTGTTCCACCTGCAACATCTGGTATTCAATTTGGCTTATGCTGCTATCAAGGTCGCAAGCCTTCCTAAATGTGTCTTGTGTCATATCTTGTTGGTTTGATCTGGAACCGGGGTAAGTGGTCGGCCTATCCCCGGTTGGTTTTTGGTTGGCGTAAGAAAAAAAGTATCAATACCTATTTCCGGGGTTTTCACCCGGTCCCCCAGCCTTGTCTGGGTTTTTGGTTAATGATGTTGGGTTATAGAATTGAAGCCAATTCTTTTGCTTCTTCATCCGTAAGCGGAATGAATATTGGTTCATGTTGTGCGGAGAAGGTGATAACTGCGGCCATGCCGTCAAATTCTCCCGTTGAATAAGGCACAATTGCATCTATCAACCACGGCTTAAAGCAGCACGGGGACCCATTTATTTTGAATATGTGTTCTTCCATTTCTTGTTGGTTTTAGGTTCTCCGTAGAGGATAACCTTGTTACTATTGTCAATGCGTACAATGGCAAAGGGGCCGTGGAAACCTACCACAACGCCTGAATAGTTCCGGTTAATGGCCTTCCAGAACACCCGGTCCCCCTGCTTATACATTATCAAACGGCAAATCATCCACAACTTCTTCCTGCGGTGCGGCCTCTGACTGCGCATCCTTCTTCCGGCCCATAAGCTGGAAGTGCTGCACCCGTACCTCTGCGGCCTGCTTTTCCTCTCCGGCCTGGTTGGTGTACTTGCGGTAAACCATGCGGCCTTCGCAATAGAGGGGGTCCCCCTTCTGCATATACTTTTCGGCCACATCTGCCTGCTTGCCGCCAATAACCAGCTTGTGCCATTGCACATCTTCCCTCTGGTTGCCGTTGCGGTCCGTGTACTTTTCGCTTGTGGCAAGGGATACCTCTACCACCTTTGCTCCGTCTGCGAATGTCTTGATGTTGATGTTACCAATGTTGCCAATCAACATGATTTTGTTAAGTGATGCCATAATGCTTGTGTGTTAAATGTGTTAATCGTAATCTTCCAGATCATCTTCATAATCTTCCGGGTTCTCACGGAAGCGTACAATGAAGGCGGCAAGGAGAAGTCCCATGAAGGCTCCCATGATTGCGCCACCGCCTAATCCGGCTAAAAAGGCAAAAGTTGTAATGCTCATTTCTTATTGTGGTTATTGATTCGTTCTTCAAGCCGCAGGAGTTTCCTGCGCTTCTCCGCCTCCACTTTCTCACGGCCAAAGATGATGGTTAACTGCTCCGCCATAATTGCCACATCCGCAATCTCCGTAATCACATCTTCCTCCGTGTTCCGGCCTCTGCGCAGTTTGCAGATGGCGTTGGTGAGTTCGGAACATTCTTCAATTGCCATATCCATCTGGGCCTCAACACCGAAGGTTTCAATGGCATTGCATAGTATTGTTGCAGGTATCATAATGTTGCAGGGTTAAATAGTTGTGGGTATTCTTCTTGCTCCTTTCCCAAGATGAAGTCACAAATGAAGTTCCGGGCATAGTCAGGGGAAATCATGCTGCGTTCTTCGCTGCATAAGCCTGCTACCGGGGCCTTCTTCATTTCCACTATCCTCTTGCGCTCCTTATCATCCTGGCAGGTGTATCCGTGGGTAGGTTCGCAGTTGACAAACCAATAGGCCGTAGGCTTCTTGAAGTAGTCACCCCTCTTGGTGCGGTCCCGGTCTATGAAGGACGGAGCCGGGAAGTTCTGCCCCCACACCAAGAAGCCGTTTGCCGGGTTCTCTATGATAAGGCGCAGGCCCAGATCATTGCAAACGCAGTAGAGTTTGTAAATGAGTTCATGGAACCTTGCCCGGTTTTGGCTCCTATCAATGGCGGTCATTACCTTATCCCGTAACGGCCACGCTTGGATGCTCCTATGTGAAAGGTCAAAAAACATTTGTTGTTGCACTTCAAAGTATATGCAGGGGAAAAACGCCAGCACTATATCTTTGTAACTCATTGATTCAAAGATACTTTTATACCCCCCCCCCATGCCATTTCTATCTCATTGAACAAGTCCACAACATGGTCCGTCTGGCCGAAGTTGTTTTGTATGTCATAATCTTCGGCAGGGATACCCAGCTTGATAAACTCCTGCTTGAAGGTGCCGGACTGCTCAAATAGGCAATGGGCCTTCCCCAGAATTTCCATACCTATCCCTCCACTT